TGCTCTTCGCCGAGATTGGCCGAGACGAAGGGCAGCTTGCGAAAGCCGGTGCCGGGCGTGACGCCATAGGTGGCTTCGAACACCGCAGCCATGACGGCGTTGGCGCCGCGTGCGCGTGCCATGGGAATACTCCTGTCGTTGTTGGTTCAGTTCAAAGGCCCGAGCGAAGTCGAAGGGCCGACGATCAGTTCAACGGATCGGTCGTCGCGTAGACGGCGAGGATCGCGAGATCGGCAAAGCGTCCGGGCAATGCGCCGAGCGCCTCGACATCGTCCGTCACCGGCGCTTCTGCTTCGATCCAGTCGCACAGCCCGCCGAGCGTCCGGTTCGCCATGACCGCCGCGCCGATTGCACCAGTCATGCCGTCCAGCGCCTGCTCACGTGTGAGGGTGGCGCTCTCATAGGCCGCGATCTCAAGCGGAATACGGTGCGAATAGAGATAGGTCAGCGGCGAGAGGCTGATTTCCGGTTCGCCCGGATCGCCGTCGCGGATCACCACCAGCCCGCCGGGCGGAATGCGCTCGGCCTTGGCCAGATTGCGCTTCACCTCCGCGCCCGGCAGGGCGGCGGCGACAAGCGACTTCACCGCCGCAAGGACGGTTTCGCGTTTCGAAGCCATGGTGGACCAAGCCTTCAGGATTGCGGCCAGTGCCGCGCGATCAGCGAGGGCACGCGCGCTGCTTGCCGCTTCGCGGCGCTCTCGACATCGAGCCGCTTCTTCAGCGCGACCTGCGGAACCAGAATGAACACGATGACGCTGGCTTGGCCTGATTTCCGGCGATTGCGGGCAGCAAGCCCGCGTGTGTTGATCCGGGCATCATCCGCGACCAGCAGCGAGGGACGGCCGCGGCGATAGACGAACCGCAGCTTCAGGCCGGTTCGCCGCTGCCAGCCTTCCGGCGTGATTTTTTCGCGCGAGCCCGCCGCACTTCGCCCGCTTTTCCCTGCGGCGGCGGTCGGGATCGCCAGGAACAGGCCGCGTGCCGAACGGATCACCACGCCCCGGTCAAAGGCATCGACGATTTTCGGCGCCCGCGACCACACATAAGCCGCGGCTTCGGCACTCTCGCCCACCTCGGGGAAGGTCTTTCCCCGCCATGTCCGCGACAGCCGTTCACCCAAGCCCGCCGCAACCACATCCTCGCGGAGATCTTGCTTCAGGCCATCCGCAGCGTCGCGCATGCCGGATGTGACGGCGCGTTCGATATCCTTCTCGGTCTCGACAAGGACCTTGCCGAGATCGGGCCGCTGGATGGTGAAGCGCACGGATCAAACTTTCACGGCTTCACAGGCCGACACGAGGCCGAGCGCGTCGCCCATCGGTTCGCCGATGATCCGATAAGTCTCGGCGCCGATCACGATCAGATCGCCCTCGGTGATGGTTGCGGCCTGTGAGCGGCGGATATCGATGCCGACGGTCGGCAACACGGCGCGGCTCTCGCCGAATTCCGCCATCCGGTCGGGCGACTTGCGGATGATGCGGACAGCGACGCCAGCGCCGACGCCGCCCGCCTTCCACAGCGCGTCCTCGCCGATATTGGGATCGGCGAAGAGCGCATCGATGGCCGAAGCGAAAGCGTCCATCACGGATCGTTCGCCCGGAAGGAGGAATTCAGCCGAACGCGGCCGGTGGTGTTGCCCGCGCCGCCCGCGACCGCCGCCGCCGCCACGCCGATCAGCAGGTTCGCGGTGGCAACTGTGGTGCACCGCCTGTTGGCGTCATCCCAATAAACGAGCGCGCCGACCGTCCAAGCCTGCGAGCCGATCTTGGTGAGTTCGAACACGCCGGTGAGATCGAGTGCGACATCGGCGGCGAGCGCGGCGTCGTTGGTGGCGACGCCAAACAGCTGGCCGACTTTCGCGCCCTGGCCGGAGGTAAGCGCATAAGGCGCGGGCACCACCACGGTGTTGCCCGCCTGGATGAAGTTCCGCATGGGATCGGTCTCCTTGAGTTCGGTTTAGGATCGCGCAGCGGTCAGACGCCGGCGTTGAAGAACAGGCCGCGGAAGTCGATCGCCTTCGCGGCGAAGTCGTGCCTGATCTTGAACTCGACGCCATCGACCTCGAACCCGACCCGCTGATCGAGGAAGGGCTCGGACTGGCCTTCGAGGCGGCAGTATTCGATCGTGTCGATGGTCGCGGGATCGGCCGCCAGCCACCAGCGCTGCGGACCCGCCGTGTTGAAGAGCCGCGGCTCCTCGATCACGTCGAACGCATTGGCGTAGGGGTTGACCTGAGACGCCTGGGCGGGCGTCGTCTGGGCGATGATCTTGCGCGCCTCGATCGCGCGCGTGCCCGGCGCCACCAGAATATAGCGCGGGTAGTTGTTGATGATCTGATCGCCGGTGACGCCGGCCGGCGTCATCTCGCGCTGCTGCGTCATCAGTTCGATCGCCTGCGTGAGCGAGGTTTCGGTGATCGCCGCCGCCGTGCCCTGGTTGGTGCGGCCCGCCGCCGCCGAGAACAGGGCGACGCCATCCGCTAGAAGCGGGTTGGCGAGAATCTCGTTGTAGACGAGGCCGCTTTCGAGGTCCGAGGCCTTCATGCCCGCCGTGCCGAGTGCGCGGTCGAAGGCGCGCAGATCGTCGTTGACGATTGCCTGCCGCGTGAGCGCAACGATGCGCCCGAAGGTGGCGAGACGATAGGTTTCCCGGCTTTCCGCAATGGTGCCATAGCTGAACTCGGCGCCTTCCATGACCGGCAGCAGGCCGGGGAAATTGCCAATCTGGGTCGGGAACAGCGGCTTGAAGTCGGTCGTGGTGATGCCGCGTGTCCAGCGTTCGAAGGTGCGCGGCGCCGTCTGGTAGGCCTGCCGCAGCCGCTTGCCCGCGACATTGGCGAGGATCAGCGGGAAGTCGCTCGTGCCATGCGGTCCGGCATTGCGGAGCGCGAGCTGCACCACCTCGTTCGCGGTCATGCCGCGGGTGCGGACGCCGACCTGTTGCAGGGTTTCGCGGGCGATCTCGACCAGCGACATGCCGCGATATTCCCGGGCGCGCTCCGGCAGCGCATTTGCCGACGGCGCGAGGCGATGGGTGATCGCTTCGGTGATGGCTTCGCGCCGGGTGACGGTCGCATCGAGCCCGCCCGCCGGGAAGGAGACGGCGGTGTGGCCCACGCCGCGCTCGTCACGTTCGGCGAGCTTGTCGAGAATGACGCGGCGGGCTTCCTCGATGGCGACGCCGCGCGTGACGAGATCATCGGCAAAGGCGCGCTCGAGGCGGAAGCGATCGGCAAGGCCAAAGATCGCCGCCACACGCTCGCGCTCTTCCGCGCGAACTTGATCGGCATTCGGTGCGACAGGAGGCGGATCGGTCAGCGCGGGATTAGCGCGTTCATTCGCGGCAGGCACGGGCGCAGCCTCCGGCGCGGCTTCACGGGTTTGGACAGGTTCGTCCATGGCGGCAGTCTCCATCGTTCGGGTGTGGGCAGTGACGAGTTCAAAGGGGAAGGCGGGCGCCTCGTCCGCCGTGCGGACTTGGGCGCCGGGATCGGCGCCGACAGCGACGAAGGAGAGTTCGTGCGGCGTCCAGCGTTCGATGAACCAGCGTTCGGGTTCGCCGACCCGTTCGGGCCGTTCGACGCGCACCTTGTCGATGCGGTAGCCGACCGAGATGTTGCGGACGATCCCGTCGGTGACGAGTGCGAACAGGCGATCGGCGGCTTCATCGACGCCGATCTTCGGGAAGCGCAAGCTTGCGCGGCCTTCGCCCTTGTCGATCCAGGCGCGTTCGACGACGCCGACAATCGCGCGCGTCGTCCATTGCGAATGGCTGTCGAGCACCGGCGCGCCGGCATCAAGACGCGAGAGATCGACCGCATCGCGCGAGACCACGAGGATTTCCTCGTAGTCAATCGCGGTATCAAAGCCGGTCCAGCGACGGCGGCGCACGGACGCTCCGGTCGTCCAGACGACTTCGACGGTTCGGGTCTCGGCTTCGATGGAGGTGACCGGCGCAAGCCGGGTCTGCATCGGCAGCGCATTCGCTTGTACGCACGCGCC